AAACTGGTGGTTATGTCTGATAATTAACAAAGACTGAATAAGGTTCAGTAGCAGGGAGGGGCAAAACCCCTCCCTGTTTTTTTATACATAGTTATATGAGTTTAGTAGACTATTTAAATTCTCTTCCAGCACACATATTAAATATGTTGCCGGGCGATCTATTACTTACTAATGAGTATAATCCTGAAAATAGAAATAAACTTACTAGTAATAAATTTATTTTTACAATAACTAGAACACCAACTTTTTCTTATTTTTGTCAAAGAGCAAATATACCAGAAATTAGCATGGGAGTGAGTCTTCAGTCAAATCCAACTGCTATGGATATTAAACGACCAGGAACAAGACATGTTTTTGGTGATTTAATCGTGTCTTTTGCAGTTGATGAAGAAATGAAAAATTGGTTGGAAATATACAACTGGATACGAGATTTATCTACCGACACATATGCATACGGCGATATATTAAAAGAAAATCAAAAAATTTCAACTGGTATGCTATATGTACTTGCAAGTACATATAGACCTATAGTTAAAGTAACTTTTTATGATATGTTTCCAACAAGTTTGACCGGAATTGATTTTGATACAACTTCGGCCGATGTTGCATCTATTATAGCATCTGCAACATTTAATTTTACAAGATATGAAATACAAGGAATAACTGCTTCTTGATTTCTGCCAATTATGTGATATACTATAAAGTATGACTATTAAACTCAGCGAGATTCGTACAATGGCAGAGCAGGATATGAAAATTGATGGTTCTTCATTGGACACAGAAAGTCTTCGCACTCCACAAATTCACAACAAGTATCTTTCTATTATGTTGGACGAGAAACTAGTTCTAAAGAAACTAGAATCAGATTTAAATATAGTAAAAAGGAATAAGTGGTTATATTACTCTGGCAAGATGTCAGATGATCAACTAAAGAATCTCGGATGGGAACCATTTGATCTAGCAATTCTTCGTCAGGATCTAGATCGGTTTATTGATAGCGATGTTCAAGTAATTGAACTCTCAAATAAACTTGAACTACAAAAGGAAAAAGTAAACTACCTAGAAAATCTAGTAAAGGTTATTTCAAATAGAAACTGGAATATTCGTTCTGCAATTGATTGGATTAAATTCACACAAGGACAATGATAAAAGTAACACAAGCAGATGCGGTAAATTTAAAAGTAGATTGTGAAAAGAGTATTGCAAAGGAAATAAGTTCCTTCTTCACTTTCTCAGTTCCTAATTACCAATTTACACCAGCATATAAGAATAGATTGTGGGATGGAAAGATTCGTCTTTTCAATACACTAACTCATACACTTTATACTGGACTGCTTGATTATTTGTTTAAATTTGCAGAGGAGCGTGGATACAAGTTTCAATATGAATCGCTTGAAAACTTAAATCTAAAGTTCGATGAAGCATCTGTTGATGAGTTTCTTGGTAGATTCAAGTGCTATAATGAAGGAAAGGAAATAGTTCCTCATGATTATCAGAAGAGTGCGGTAAAACATTCTTTGTTAAAGCAGAGAACTCTTCTAATCTCTCCTACTGGTAGTGGTAAATCATTAATCATTTACCTATGCGTTCGATATTTGATGGAGAAACTTCCACCCCATAAGAAGATTCTAATCGTTGTTCCTACAATTGGTCTCGTCGTACAAATGGCGAATGACTTTCACGACTATTCAAATAAAGATGGGTTTATCCGTAATTGTCACGCAGTGTATTCTGGACAACCAAAAGAAACTCCTCGCAGAGTAATCATTTCTACTTGGCAAAGTATTTACAAAATGAAAGAAGAATATTTTAAAGATGTTCTTTGTGTATTTGGAGATGAATGTCATTTGTTCAAGGCAAAATCGCTAACTACTTTAATGAGTAAAATGAAGGGCTGTGAATTTAGAGTTGGTACAACTGGCACTTTAGATGGCACACATGTCCATAAACTAGTAGTAGAAGGATTGTTTGGTCCTGTCTTCCGTATTACGACTACTAAAGATTTGATTGATCAGAACCTTCTTTCTAATCTAAAAATCAACTGTCTTCTTCTTGAATATCCAAAGAATAAAGTAGAAGAAATCAAAAGAGCAAAATATTTAGAAGAAGTACAATGGTTGGTTGCAAATGAAGAAAGAAATAAATTTATAGAAAATCTTTGTTGTAGTCTAAAAGGCAATACACTTGTGCTTTTTAATTTCGTAGAAAAACATGGATTGCCAATGTTCAAACTTTTAAAATCAAATTGTAACAAACCATGCTATTTGATCTATGGTAAAACACAAGCAGATGATCGTGAAAATATTCGTAAAATTGTGAATAAGCAAAAAGAAAGCATTCTTGTTGCATCGTATGGTACATGTAGCACGGGTATAAACATCAAAAACATTCATAATATTGTGTTTACTTCGCCATCAAAATCTGTAATTCGTGTTCTACAATCTATTGGTAGAGGCCTACGAAAAAGTGAAACAAAAGACAAGGTTACTATTTATGATATTGGAGATGATCTTCGTTGGAAGAAGCATCGCAACCATGCTCTTCGACATCTAGACGAACGAATCAACCTATATAGTAATGAGAGATTCACATATGATGTTACGAAAATACGCCTAAAGGAGACACCATGAATTGCAAAATACTAAAATTAAAAAGCGGTGAAGAGGTTATTTCAGTTCTGTCGGAATCAAAGGGCAAATATACTCTTGACAACCCAATGTTATTTCGTTCTACTACTTTGATGGATCACCTGGGTAGACCATATGACATGACAACTCTTAAGGATTGGTTGTACAATAGCGATAAAAAAACAATCAGCATTCCACGCAGTCATGTTGCGAGTATTGTTGAACCATCAGAAAAATGCAGAACAATGTATTTTCAACAACTTACTAATCTTTCTGCCGTTTCTTCTGAATTGGTAACAGAGAAAGACAAAGCAGAAGTAGAAAAAGAGATGGAAGAAATATTCAATGAACTATTTGAAAAGTTTGGCAACGACGGCGAAGAACTAAATTCAAAAACTGCTCCATTTGCTAATGAAGAAACTGAAATTGGTATGGAAAAGATGGATGGAAAACAAATGATCTATATGAGCATGGTTTTCCCACCCGAGATGATCATGAATCTAATAACTTCTGGTATTCTTGATCCTCGTGATATTCAAAAGATGATCAAAGAGATTAAGAGGAGAAATAAATTCACAGGCGATGAAATGGAAAGAAAAGATTTTGGTAACAAGTTCTCAGATTGGAATCCGGATCCTAACTCTGATGATTATGCGTGAAGAGTACTCAGAGGACCTTAGAGCTCTTAGAGTATAGTTACTATTTCCCTTTTCCATACCCTACACAGACATTGTAATGAGGTTGTCAAGCTTTGTCAACCAATTTTTAAGAAGATTCTTGATTTTTATATAATGGAAGATATACTAGTAACACTATGAGAAAGAAAAAGAAACCAAAGCAAAAAGAAGAGTTAGAACCAGAAATAGAAATAGAGGAAACTACTAAATCATTAAAACATTATGTTGACAATCAGCGTTTTTGTAAAGAAATGATTGATTGGAAGAAGGTGATAATGGAAGCTGAAGAAGAAGACGAAAAGCATCCTCCAGTTACTGATTATATTGCTGAGTGTTTTTTAAAGATTGCTGAACACCTATCTTATAGACCAAATTTTATTAATTATCCATTCCGAGAGGACATGATCGGTGACGGCATAGAAAATTGTCTTTTATATGCTCATAATTTTGACCCAAAGAAATCCAAGAATCCCTTTTCTTATTTTACTCAAATAATATATTACGCCTTTCTACGAAGAATTGAGAAAGAAAAGAAACAATCATTTATAAAATATAAGTCTTTGCAAATGAATGATATAGATGGTAAATTTGTAGACTGGTTGAAGGACAATCAGGGATCTTCAACTTACGGTGAATTTATACAAAAAACTTTCTCTTTGTCTGAATCTGATATTAAGAATTTAGAACCAAAGAAAAGGAAAAAGAGAAAGAAGAAAAATAAAACCAAATTAAATAGGTTATTTGAATGAAGATTGCTGTTATAAACGATACACATTTTGGAATTAGGAACGATTCACCTTTTTTTTTAGATCATTCTCTTGATTTTTTTGAAAAGGTATTTTTCCCTTATATAAAAGACAATAATATTAAAGATGTTATTCATTTAGGTGATCTTTTGGATCGTAGAAAGTTCGTAAATTTTAATACCCTTTCCCAAGTACGAAAGCGGTTCTTTAAACCTCTCATTGATAATCAAATCAAAACATATATCACTATTGGTAATCATGATACTTATTATAAGAATACCAATAGTTTAAATTCTATTAATGAGTTGTTTTTTAATGAATCGGAATACATCTCTATTGTAGATAAACCGACTGCTATAGATTATGATGGTCTATGCATTGGAATTGTTCCTTGGGTTGCTAAAGATAATGAAGCAGATTGTTTGAAATTTATTCAAACTTGTAAGTGTCCTATTGTTGGTGGCCACTTTGAAATTAGTGGGTTTCAGGTTATGAATGGTGTTATACACCCCACGGGTATGAATAAATCAGTATTCAATAGATTTGAATTGGTTATGTCTGGCCATTTCCATTTGAAACAAAACAATGGTAATATTCATTATCTTGGAACGCAATATGAATTGAATTTTGGAGATATGAATAGTCCGAAAGGATTTCATGTTCTCAATACAGAAACTAGAGAGTTGGAATTTGTAAAAAATCCAAACAAGATATTTCATCTCATTAAGTATGATGATGTCTCAAAAGAAGGATTGAAAAATATTCTAAAAATTGATTTCAATCAATATAAGAATGGTTTCATTAAAGTGATTGTTGTAAACAAATCAAAACCATTCGGTTTTGATAAATTTATTGATGTTCTCTATTCTTTGAACCCACAACAATTGACTATAGTTGAGGAGTATCAAGATAAGAACAATCCTATTGACATTGACATAACGGAGGATACAATATCTCTTATAAATAAAGAGATCGATAATCTTGATCAGATTCAAGATAAATCGAAATTGAAAGTGATTATTAAAGATTTATATATGGAGAGTTTAACATTATGACACCCAATGAACAAGCACCTGCGCCGGAAGAAAAGAAAGAACCTATATTTTCACCAGAAAATATTAAATCTTCAGAGAATGATTTGTTACCAGTAAAGACGCCAGAAGGAGTACCAGTTCGTACCTCCCATAGTCATTACATGGGAATGTACGATTATAACAATAATGAATTTGCAAGAAAAGAAAAATTTATCCAAAGAACATATGTTGGAAAATCTAAACTTCATGGATATGGGGTGTTTGCAAAGGAAGATATTAAGGCTGGAGAAATAATCGAGGAATGTCAGGCTCTTTTATTGGATTCTACTTTTAAGAACAATAAAGACTGGGTTTTGCACAGATATGCGATGACCTGGACTTGTTCATGTGATGTTTGTCGAATCAATGGTTCGACCATGGCAATTATGATGGGTAATGGGAGTCAATATAACCACTCAGAAACACCAAATTCATATATTGTTCAAGACACATATATGAAGACTTTTACATACTATGCTTTAAGTGATATTCCAAAGGGAACAGAAATTGTTTGGTATTATGGTGTTGGATATGCCAATAGACTTCGGCAAGAAGGAACTCTAGTACACTCTAGAGGAATACCAGATGGGATTCAAAATATCGTAAAAGGTACTGCCAACCATTTAGGTGCATATCTTCCTCCTGCTATAAAGAATCCACCAAAGAAGGGTGGTTGTGGATGTGGAGCTAAGAAACCACCATTGATTGGTAAGAAAATAGTGGATACAGATGGAAATGTACATATCCTGCGCGAAACAAATCCTATAGAAATGAATGAACCAAAAGAAGCAGTTCAGTTTAGATCAAGGGTAGTTCCAGATAAGATTATTAACGATGATCAAGTTTCAGAAGGTAAGATTTAAAAATTTTGGATCGTTTGGTAATACCTTCACAGAATTAGTATTGGACAAAAATAATACCACTCTTATTTGCGGAAGCAATGGGAGTGGCAAGTCCTTTGCTTTCTTAGATTCTATTACTTTTGCTCTTTTCGGAAAACCATTTCGAAAAATAAACATCCCTCAGTTAGCAAACTCAATCAATTCAAAGAATTGTTTAGTAGAGATTGAGTTTGCTAAAGGAAATGAAAGTTATCTTATTCGTAGAGGATTGAATCCAAAGATATTTGAGATTTATAGAAACAGT